GAACATTTGAACTAACTACTAAATTTGTTATCGAGGGAACAGATCATTTGTGTGCGGCAACTGCATCTTCAGCTAATGTAGATATAGTAGTAAGTTATTTAGATCAAACATTATAGGAATATAAATGAGTGGAATTGTAGCCTCAAATATTCTTGATAGTACAGGTATAGTTAAAGCACCAGCAAGTGGTGGTTGGACATTAATTTCTAAACAAACTGCAAGTAGTTCAGCAAATATATCTTTTACCTCTGGAATAGATTCTTCTTTTAAAGAGTATGTTTTTTATTTTAAAAATATTCATTCTGCTAATGATGATGTAACTTTTCATTTTCAAACATCAATTAATAGTGGCTCAAGTTATGGAGTAACATTGACAAGTACATCTTTTTTAGCTCGTCATCATGAAGATGATAGTGCAACTTTTTTAGGTTATCAATCATCAGATGATGAAGCACAAACAACAAATTTTAAAAAATTAGCTGGTGGTCATGGTGGTGGAAATGATGAAAGTTTAAGTGGTTATTTAACATTATTTAATCCATCATCAACTACATTTGTAAAACATTTTATGTCTAATGTTAATTCTTATCACGCATCTGATATATCTATAAATTGGTATCAAGCTGGATATTTTAACACTACATCTGCAATAAACGCAATACAATTTAAAATGAATTCTGGCAACATAGATGCTGGAGATATTTGCCTTTACGGATTAACATCATGACAGGTATAATTTCACAAAACTTAGGCAGACCATCTGGACTTATAAAAGCAACTGCTGGTGCTGGTGCATGGACTTTAATTAAATCACTAACTGCAAGTGGTTCAGGAACTTTATCATTTGTACATGGTAGTTCAGATGTAGTCTTGGATAGCACATTTCCTATTTATGTTTTTAAGTTTATAAATATTCACCCAGCTTCTGATAGAGAAAGTTTTATGATGAATATGAGTATAGATAGTGGCAGTAATTATAATGTTACAAAAACGACATCATGTTTTTTAAACTATCATGCTGAAACTGAATTTACTCCACCACCTTTAGAATATAGAGCAGATTTAGATTTAGCACAATCAACAGCATTTCAAAATTTAGGTAGTGGTCTTGGAAATGGTAATGATGAAAGTTTGTCTGGAGATTTTTATTTATTTGACCCATCTAGTACAACATTTGCTAAACATTTTTTAATCACTACTCAAATGCTTGAGGGACAAGATATGTCATTTAACAGTTACATAAGTGGGTATGGAAATACCACATCAGCAGTTGACGCAGTTCAATTTAAAATGTCATCTGGCAATATAGATTCTGGCACAATCAAACTCTATGGAATAAAGGATAGCTAATGAGTGGAATAATATCAGCAAATTCAAGCAGACACACAGGATTACTTAAAACAGTTGCGGCTGGTGGAACTTGGAATTTAATTGAAACTCAAACTGCATCAAGTTCATCTACAATAAGTTTTACATCTGGTATTGATAGCACCTATGATGAGTATGTGTTTAAGTTTTATGATATTCACCCAGCTACTAATAGCACATATTTTCAAGTTAATTTATCTATTGATGGTGGGAGTAATTATAATGTTACAAAAACTACAACTTATTTTCATGCTTATAATGCAGAAAATGATTCTTCTAACAATTTAAATTATGATACAGCAAGAGATTTAGCACAATCTACTTCTTTTCAAGATATAAGTTATCAAACAGGAAATGGAAATGATGAATCTGCTAGTGGAACTTTTAAAATTTTTTCGCCAAGCAGTACTGTTTTTGTAAAACACTTTATATCAAGCATACAATCTTATAGTGATGTTTCAAGTACAGATTATTCAATAAACACTTTTGTAGCTGGATATGGAAATACAACATCAGCAATTAATGCAGTTCAGTTTAAAATGTCATCAGGTAATATTGATAGTGGAGTAATAAAATTATATGGAATATCTTGATAAAATTAATAAAAAGGAGTATATAAAACTATGCCTAGACACCATTTAATTAACGGAATACAAGTTCCTTTTACTGCTGAAGAAGAAGCGGCTAGAGATGCAGAAGAAACTGCTTATGCAAATCAAGCACCAGCTAGAGCATTACAAACATTAAGACAAAAAAGAAATAGATTACTTGCTGAAACAGATTATTTAGCTTTATCAGATAATACTTTATCATCTGACATGACCACTTATAGACAAGCATTAAGAGATTTACCAACAGGAAAAGATACAGTTGCTAAATGTGAAAATGCCACTTGGCCTACGAAACCATAAAATCTTTAAATCTCAAAAGGAGATAATTATGAAATTATCTAAACATTTTACATTAGAAGAATTTGAAAAAAGCCAAACTGCTACAAGAAAAGGCATAAAGAATAAAGCTGGTAGTGGAGAGATAAAAAACTTAGGCGATCTTTGTTATGAAATACTTGAGCCTGTAAGAGTTAAGTTTGATAAGCCTGTTACAATTACATCTGGATATAGAAGCCCAGAATTATCAGAAGCAATAGGTTCAAAAGCAACATCACAACATTGTTTAGGAGAAGCCGCAGATTTTGAAATAGCTGGTGTATCAAATCTTGAAGTAGCTTTGTGGATTCAAAACCATTGTGATTTTGACCAATTAATATTAGAATTTTGGAAAGATGGAGAACCTAATAGTGGTTGGATTCATTGTTCTTATAAAGATGGCTCTAATAGAAAACAAGTTTTGACATATGATGGTTCATCTTATAATAATGGATTAGCAGACACTAAATGGTCTGGTGGAAAGATGAGTAATTAATATGGCTAAAAAAAAGAAAACTAAAAAAGTTCCTAAAGGTTATCACAGAATGCCAAATGGCAAACTGATGAAAGATTCAGCTATGAAAAAAAGAAAGAAAAAATACTAATGGCTATGAAGAAACCTATATATGCTAAAGCTAGACCAAAGAAATTAGGGAAACCAAAATCTTTTAACAAGAAGTCTAAAGCATATAAAGCTGTAAAAAGAAAAGCAGATAAGAAGTTTGGTAAAAAAGTTTCTTTGTATAAAAACATATTTATCTCACAAGGCATCAAAAAGTATAAGCCAAGAAAGAAAAAGTAATGGCTAAACAAAACGCATTACAAAAAATAGAATCACACGAAAAACTTTGTCGTATCATGCAAAAACTAACTCACGATAAAATCCACTCAATAGAAGAAAGAGTAAAACGATTAGAGAAAATTTTACTAATTTCTACTGGCTCACTTATAAGTGCTATGGGCTATGTAATATTTACATTATTATCAAAATAAGGTACAAGTTATGCTTGTATGAAGAATAAAAAAATACTTGTCATTTCTGATATGCACCTACCTTATCAACATAAGGATTCAATAACATTTTTAAAAGAAATAAAAAAAGAATTTAAACCAGATAGAATAGTAAACATTGGCGACCTATTAGACTTTCATGCTATATCTATGCACGAACATAATCCTGATTTGTACTCGGCTGGTATGGAACTAGATAAAGCCAAAGAATACATACAACAATTAGAAGCAATATTTCCAGAAGTTACAGAAGTTGATAGTAACCATTCAAGTTTAGTTTATAGACGAGCATTAAAATATGGAATGTCTAAACAATTCTTAAAACCTTATGGAGATTTTTTAGGTACTAGAAAATGGAAGTGGGTAGATGATTTAACTCTTACAATGTCTAATGGTCAAAGATGTTTCTTTACACATGGAAGAAGTGCAGATGTATTAAAGGTAAGTCAAGCTATGGGTATGTCAGCAGTTCAGGGTCATTATCATACTAAATTTGTAATAAGCTATTGGGCGAATCCTGACAATCTATTTTTTGGTATGAATGTAGGTTGTTTAATTAATCAAAAGTCTATGGCCTTTAACTATGCCAAGAACTTTAAGACAAGGTTTATTCTAGGTTGTGGAATTATACTTAATGGCATACCAAGACTACTTCCTATGGTTATTAATAAAAAAGGCGATTGGATAGGTAAAATTGTCTAGGTTAAGGCCACAGAGAACGACTTTAAAGGCTACTGACAATCAAATAGGTGGTAAGCACTATAAGGAATATAAGATACAGCCTATTGAGTTTATAGTCGCAAATAAACTTGATTTCATACAAGGTAATATTATAAAATACGCACTCCGAAAAAAAGATGGAGAACACCCTGATGAGAAGTGGAATAAAATAATTCATTACTGCGAACTAGCAAAAGAGTTGCAAAATAAAAAATAAGGAATATTAGAAATGAATGAAATTCACTTATTTAATTTATTCAATTCTTCTGCTATACTGGTCAACATTATTATTTTTAACAAGTAACACATATTTATGATTTTTAGTTTATTAAATAACCCACTCACAAAATTAGCAGTTGGTAAAGTAACTGACCATTTTAAACACAAAGCTATCAAAACTAAAACAATTAGAGAAGCTGAGATAGAAGCCGCTAAAGATACAGATATAGTTAGAATCAAAAGCCAAGATAAAAGTTGGAAAGATGAGATATTAATGATCTGGCTTATATCAATGTTAAGTACAGGGTGGTTTGAAAGCACAAGAGCAAACTTTGAAGAATGGGTAAGAATTATAAACGATTTACCTGATAGTGTTTGGTATTTAGTTATTATTGTATTTACAGCAACTTTCTCTACCAAGATGACAGATAAGGTTTTAAATAGAAACAAAAAGAAGTAATATGTCCTAATGGACATAGACGCAGTAATTATAGATTTAGAATTTCAATTAGAAACAGTACATAATCCTTATGGGCATTTTGTTAATTTTAGATTCATAGATGTAACTCCTAATAAAACTAAACTCCATAAAATGATTTCTGATATACAGAAGCACCCAGAAGTTGATCTAATAGATTATAATTATACTGAAACTCCCATCACATCTAAAACTAGCATAAAATATTTTGAAATTACTAGACATTAAATAGGGTGGTCAAGAGAGAGCAAAACCACCCCACCAAATTGTTACCTCTCGCTAACAACTTTATTCACTAACTGATAAACAAGGGAGCAATCCAATTCTCGTTAGTGAAATTCATTAAACTTTACTATTCAAAGCTAAATCTCTTTTTAACTCTGATTGTTTTAAACTTACATACTTGTCTAAATTATTATAATGGTATCTAGCTTTAACTAATGCCATCTCTGCTTCTGAATATGCTTTAACAATATTTTTATAATCTTCATCTTGTCTAGCCTTATGTTCAGCTTCTATAACAGTTTTAGAGTCTAGCTTATGTCTTAAAAAACATTTTGAATACATAGCTTTTAATCCCTCGTGTAAGATTATAGCTTTACCATGTGCTATACTCCATTCGTTAGATGCTTTTTCTAGTTCTTCATATGATTTATTACTTAATTGATTGCTCATTTATTGCCTTTTTATAATTTCTAAACCTGATTCACAGATTTGTTTCATTAACATATCAAGAATTAATACATTTTTAGTTCCTGAAAAAGATATAATTTCTCCATTACTATCTTGTGTTCCAAACTCAAAATTTATATCTATTGTTTTGTTTTTATTGTCTGTTGATTTAATAGTTAATTCGCCATTAAATTCTATATTTGTTATTAAATTATTGCTCATTTATTCTCCTTTATTATATATTTTAAAGCACTTGTTGTTGGGTCAAACTCTAATTTATTACAAGACATTAGACTAATTGCTACAATAATAAAAAATATTATAGCAACTATCTTTGCGACAAGTCTATTGTATTTTCTGTGTATAGGATAACCAAGTATAATCATGGGTATAGTAACATCTCCTCTGCTTCTTTTTCTAACTGTTTTATTTGTTGTTTAAGATGTTTGTTTTCTATTTCATATTTTTCAGCTAAACTTCTTTGTTGTTTAACTTCCATATACAAGGCTTGTATTTCTTCAACTTTGATAGCCATGTCTTTTTTTAATTGATAAATTTCTTTATCTTTAGACGAGCCAACTTCATTTTCAAAAGTTTTATCAAAATCAAGCATAATTAAAACAATAAGACTCCTAATATAAATCCAGATATAAACCATACAATTTCTGTACGATAATATAAAGACCAAACATTTAGATTTTTAATTATTTTTTTCACAATTAAAATGGTATCTCATCATCCATATCATTCATATTCTGTACTGGAACAGCATGATCTGGTGCAGAGGGTTGAGCCTGTGTCATTGGTTGTGGTGTGTACTGTGGAACAGTTTGACTAATAGGTTTAAAACCATCAACATTTTGTTGCATTGGTGGTTTAACCATATAACAAGTTACTACTTGCTCTGTATCTGCACCATATTTAGTTTCTTTAGCTTGTTGAACTTTACTTCCCCATTTTAGACTATAACCAGCTTTTACATATGCTTGAACTTGTGCTGTATTATACCAATCCATAATTTGAGATAATCCATATAGCTGTTTAGTTAAACTACATAAAAATTTAGCTTTTGTAGATGAAGCACTATATTCCATACTAGGTGCTTTTTTTCCTGTTTCATATAATTTTAATGACAAGCCACAGAAAGGCATTTGATATTTATTATTTAACATTTTTTTTTCCTTTTTTTTGTTTAGTGTACTCTTTGTTTCTTTTTTAGAAATCTCGTTCAAAAGTATCGAGAAATTTACAAGCCTTAAATCCTCTTAAATAAATTGGTTTAGGCTCATACATACGCAAAGACACTTGTTGTAGTGGGTCTTTAGGTATCTTAATTATTCCATAACTATCTATTTTTAAGTTAGTAGAATCTTCTATTAGCTTTTTATAAGTAGCAATTTGTATTGGTTGATCTGGGTAAAAGTCTTTAGATGTTTTAAAATCTAATAATAAAACTTTACCTTTTTTATTTTTTACAACAACATCAAATGTACCACAAACATCTAAATCTTTAGAATAACAAGTTTGTTCTGTTGCTAAAACTTTATAATCTTTACTATCCCACCAAGCAGTAAATTTACCAAACATAGTTATTAAAGGTTCTGTTGTTGGTGGTACTACCTTTTTACCATTAATATAATCTTCACAGTAAGAGTGCATTAATGTTCCTGTGTGAGCATCTTGGATTTCTAATTCAGCAACTTTTTTTTTGAGATTATTTATAAAATTAAAAATATAGTCTTTTGATTGTCCATCTTTTTCTAACTGCCATTCTAAAGCAGTTAAAGGTAATTTTTTAGCCCAGCCAATTAAACCATTTTTACCAAATCTAGCACTAATTAAAGTAGTTACTCCTCTTTTAGTATCTCCATTAACTTGGTATCTATACATTTTACTATCTGGTCTAAAAATTATAGTATTATTATGTTTATCTTGTCTTTTAATTTCCATTATTCTCTCCCTTATATTGTTTTTTGTTTTTAGCTTTTGAAGTAATTATTCTAACATATTCATCAGTAAAATATTCTGCCACATCTTGTCTGCCACTTACTGGAACATTAGAAATAAATCTGTCCATAGCTTTAATTCTTTTATCTTGCCACGAAGTCTTGTCTTTGGATAAATCCATTCTCTCTCCTCTTGGTTAGTAATGTTAAGTCTTTCATTATAATTGGTTTAACCCAATAGTCAAAAGTAACATTAAAGTATTCTGACAAAGCTAGTAGGTTTATTGCACTACATAGATTCTGTCCTTTTTCGTACTTTTGAATTTGTTGAAAGCTGACATTTATGGTTTTAGA